CAAGCGAATTGCTGTTACATACAACGATCTTATTTTGGATGCTGTTGATCAGCTCCGTGGGATTGATGAGCTTGCGGCGCCTGCGAAAGCTGCACGGCTTAGGGCGATTCTTGCGCAACTAAAAGAGTCGCTTGATGGCTGGGCTGGCACTAGCACGCTTGCGGTTGTCGATGATCTGCAGGGGTTAGCCGTACTGCAAAGCGAGTTTGTGGCGAATGAGTTGCGGCGTGCGTTGCCGATTGAGTTGCGCAGTCAAATCCGCAGCGTGCAGATCAGTCCGCAGTTTGCTCAGTCAGTGGCAACGGTTGACCCGACAGCAATCAACGTGGTGTCGCTCAGTGATGACTTGCGAGCTGCTGTTGCAGGTGCGCCGCAGACTTTTCAGTTGACGGCTGCTCAGGGCACGACGATTACGTTGCCGAACGGCAAAGTGCTTCAGAAGTCGTTTCGTGGTCTTGCTGAATCACAGGCTGATCTATTTGCAAAAACTGTGCGTAATGGGCTGCTGACTGGCGAGTCAACTGACCAGATTGCACGGCAGTTGAAGGGTCGGCTTCGCTTTGGGCAGCCCGGAAGCTTGCGTCAGATTGCACAGGCCGGAGGGCAGGTTACAGCCGTCGCTGATAACCAGATAAATGCAATGGTGCGAACGAGCATTAATCAAGTAGCAAATCAAACAAGCCAGCAGGTTTACAAGGCAAATCAAGATGTGACTAATAAATACCGCTACGTGGCGACGTTAGACAGCAGAACCAGTGCGATCTGCCGGGCGCTTGACGGCCAAGAATTTGACTATGGCAAAGGGCCAACGCCTCCGCAGCACTTCAACTGCAGGTCCACCACTGTGCCGGTCATTGATTACAAGGGGCTGGGAATTGAACCGCCACCGCCTAGTCAGTTGCGCCGCCCAAACTCTGCGTTCAAAGGTGCTCGGGCTGTGCGTGGTGAAGGCGTTCCTGACAACGAAACATATGGGCAGTGGCTGGACAAGCAACCGAAGGCAACAAAGCAGGACGTTTTAGGCAAAAGCAAGGTGCCTTACTTCAATCGCTTGGTCAACAAGTACGGCCCCACAGATGCAATCCGAAAGTTTGTTAGTGCGGATGGATCAGAGCTAACCTTGGAGCAGCTCAAACGTCGCTACCCCAATGAGTAAGCTCCCCAAAAAGTATTCATTCACAGTGCAAGAGCCAGAAGTGCCTGCGTCTTGCCCGCCCAAAAAGCCCACGCCGAAGGGCAAGGCTGCTAAAAAGGAAGGGCCTAAGGGAGACGACTGATGCCAATGGGTAAAGGTACATACGGCTCAAAGGTGGGCCGTCCTCCCAAGAAAAAGAAAAAGAAGGGAGGCAAGAAAAAGTGAAAAAGGGTTCTCGCGTTGCTTGGTCTTATGGAGGGACCAGGACCACAGGAGTGGTTCAAAGCGTTGCAAAGACCAATCGTGTTTCTGTAAAAGGGCCGAGCGGTGGCACAGTTACTAGGGTCGGCACACCTGACGATCCGATTGTGCGGATTAAGTCGGACACGACTGGCAACACGGTTTTGAAAAAACGCTCAGAGTTGAGCCCTGCCAAAAAGGCCAAGAAAAAGTGACCATCAAGCGTGGCGGCCACACGTTTCAGGGGTTTGACAAACCAGTTCGGACCCCTAACCATCCCAGCGGCAAAAGTCACGCGGTGGTTATCAATGACGGCGGCAGCCCTCGGCTGATTAGGTTCGGTCAGCAAGGCGCAAAAACTAAGCGTCCGCGTAAAGGTGAGAGCGCAGCGGACAAAGCAAAGCGGGCTTCATTTAAGAAGCGCCACGCAAAGAACATCGCCAAAGGAAAAACATCTGCCGCGTTCTGGTCAAACAAAGTAAAGTGGTCGTGAAAACAACCTTACGGGTTATTCATGTCTGAAGAGCAAACTCAGGAGATTACGTCTCCCGAAGCGCCAAACAACGCCGAACTTGACAAGCTAAAAGCAAGTGTCGCAGCTTTAGAAAAGAAAAACTACGACCTCATCGGCAAACTGCAAAAAAAAGAGCTGATAGGTGAAGTTCCTGACGATTACGAGGCTCTGAAAGATTTCAAGCGCAAGGCTGAACAGAGCAAACTGGAATCAGAAGGCAAGTACACCGAAGCGCGACAAGCTTTGGAGCAGCAATTCCGTGAGGCGGCGGAAGAAAAGGACAAGCGCATCGCTGACCTTGAAGCGCAAGTGCGAGAGCTGGAACTGATTACGCCTGCCAACACTGCACTAGCTGACGTGGTGCATGATCCCAGCATTGTGTTTAAGGCGCAGCTTCTAAACCCCAATCAGATTGAACGGGAAGCTGACGGGACCGTTGTTGTCGTCAATGGTTATGAACGCAAGCCGATCAGCGAGTGGGCCAAAACTTTGCCTAGTTACATGCAAAAGGCACCAAAACCACAAGGCAGCGGAGCACCAGCAGGACGCAGTGTGGGGGGAGACATTCCGCCAGGCACAAAAAACCCATTTGTGAAGGGCAGCCCGGATTACAACATTACTGAGCAGGCGCGGTTGTTTAGCCGTGATCGAGATATGTATGAAAGGTTGAAAGCTGCAGCGAACCGTTAATATGCAAGACATGGGCGCGGTTACGCCGAGCCATAAGGGTTACGCCCACACCGTAAAAACCATTTTTTGAGGATCTGTCATGGCGACTCT